TGTGTTAGTGTTGCATTTGTTATGGATAATGGTGAAGTTAAAAAACAAACATTTTCAGGTCACGAAGAAAAAGAAATATTAATAGGAGTTCAAAAATTACTTGATAGATGTGGCAAGTTGGACTTCTTTCTTTGTGGTCACAATTTAAAAAACTTTGATATACCTGTATTAGCAAAAAGAATGATTATTAATGGTTTATTACCACCATCAATTTTACCTTCTTACGACACAAAACCTTGGGAGGTTAAAGCGATAGATACCAAAGAGATATGGCAATACGGTTCATACAGTTCGATAGGTTCGTTAGATTTATTATGTTCTTGTCTTGGAATTAAGACTCCTAAAGATGGTGAGGTTACCGGAGAAAATATTCACGAATATTATTGGAATGGTGGAAATTTAGAAAAAATTTCCGAATATTGTGAAAAGGATGTTAATGTCTTAATAGAAATAATTAAAAAATTAAAAGAATTAAAATGATTAAAGAACCTGATTTTAACAAATTAAAAGAAGATATGGATAAACTTAACAAGTATTTATCCGATAATGAAAATGAGATAGATTATAGTCTCGTTTATGATGAATATGGTATAGATATAAAAGGTCTGGAAGAAGATATGTTAAACCATACCGGAAAATTAGATTTAGGTTATAAAATATTAAACCCGAATTCTATGTCTCCTTACTATAATTACGAATCCGATTCAGGATTCGATTTATATTCCACAGAAGAAATTACTATTGATGGGTTGGGTAGAGCATTAATACCAACTGGATTATCATTTGATATTAAAGATGGGTATGAAATTCAAGTTAGAAGTAAAAGTGGGTTAGCGATTAATCAAGGATTAATGTGTTTAAACTCACCCGGAACGATAGATTCTGGTTTTTTAGGGGAAGTTAAAGTTATTATTTTTAACACTAATAAAGAACCGTTTACAATTAAAAAAGGAATGAAAGTCGCTCAAGCGGTTTTATGTCCTGTAGTAAATGGGAAATGGGTTAATTTAGTTGAGAAGGAAAATTTACCTGAAAAAGACAGGAATAATTTAGGGTTTGGAAGTACGGGAATTTAAAATAAATAAATAAAAATAAATAAAATATGGCACATCAAGCGCAAAAAAATTTCTTCATTAAAGTTAAAAATTTATTTCCTGAAAAATTTACAAATTGTTCAGTATTAGACATTGGTTCTTTAGATATTAATGGTAATAATAGATTTTTATTTAACGAATATTCCTATATAGGAATAGATGTTGGTAACGGACCTAATGTGGATATTGTTTGTAAAGGGCACGAATATAAGAGCGAAGTTTTATTTGATATTGTAATTAGTTCAGAATGTTTTGAGCACGATATGTATTATTCTGAAACAATTAAAAATGGAATATCATTAACCAAATCAAATGGGATGTTTACGTTTACCTGCGCTTCTACCGGTCGACCAGAACACGGAACCAGAAGAACTAAACCTCAAGACGCTCCATTACTTAATGGATTGGATGAGTGGGGGGATTATTATAGAAATTTAACAGAAGAAGATGTTAGAGACGTTATAAACCCAGATGATATTTTTTCAAAATACGAATTCACATATAATCCAATTGATTGTGATTTATACTTTTGGGGGATTAAAAAATAAAAAAAAATAAAAAAATGGATAATACAGTTAATTTTAATTTAAACACAATTAATGAAGGTCATCATAAATTAACCTATAGGGGTGTTAAAGCGATTAGATGCCCATTTGATTATGTTTTGTATCAAATGGTTATTACAAAAATAAAACCTGATTTAATTATTGAAATAGGGACTCACGATGGAGGTGGAGCATTATATTTGTCCGATTTATTAAATCTAAATGGTGGTGGGGTTGTTCACACCATAGATATTATTAATATGGTTAATAATGACTTAGTAATAAATAATAATAATATTGTTAGATTTTTAGGGGGGTATCAAAATTATGATTTAGAAAACACAATAGGTTTTAATAAAATAATGGTGATTGATGATGGTTCTCACACTTATTATGATGTGAAAAATAGTTTAGAAAAATTTAATAAATTAGTGTCTAAAAACTCTTATTTTATTGTTGAGGACGGAATATTAACCGAATTAGGATATGAAAATTATGATGGTGGGCCTTTAAGAGCTATAGAAGAATTTTTGGAGGATAAAAAAGAATTTGAAATTGATAGAGATATTTGTGATTTTTTTGGTAAAAACGCAACATTTAACGTAAACGGATTTTTAATAAAAAAATGAAAAAAATGATACACGAAACAGGATATTGGAATCGGCAATTTGCTGAAAAACATCACATACATAGTCCAAATTTAAGTAATTTTATCATAAATTTCTTGAGTCAAGAAAAAGAAACTTTTATATATGACTTAGGTTGCGGTTTAGGTGATTATTTAAAAGATTTAAAAAATTCGGGTTATACTAAACTTTTAGGGGTTGAAGTCGACCCTTTAATTAAGCATGATGATATTCAAGTGCGTAAGTTCAATTTAACAGAATCTTTGGTATTAAATGAAAAAGGTAATATAATATCTTTAGAGGTTGGGGAACACATTCCTAGTAATTTCCAAGAAATTTATTTAGATAACATAACTAAAAATTGTAAAAAATATTTAATTATATCTTGGGCAATACGAGGTCAAGGAGGGTATGGGCATGTAAACGAATTAAATAATGAAGAGATTTTACCAATGATTATTAATAGAGGTTTTAAATTATTAGAAGAGGAAACTAAAAAAGCGAGATTATGTGTAGAACCTTTTTGTAGGTATTTTTCAAATACAATTTTTATTTTTGAAAAAATTTAATAATAATGAAAAAAGTTGATGTTATAATAAATGTCTATGGTAAACCTTGGCAAACTTTATGCACACTAAAAAGTTTGGAAAAAAAATCCGGAGAATATATTGATAAAATTTTTCTTATAAAAGAAAAAGAACAACCCTATAATGAAAATATTGATTGGATTTTTGATAAACTAAATAATGTAGAAGTTTATACTCCAAATCTTTATTCGTTTACATCACATAATGTTAATTACAATTCGGAAAACGAAAGATTTAAAATAAGATATCAATACGGTTTTGAGAGGAGTGATAAAAAATTTATTTTTATCACCCATAATGACGTTTTATACTGTGGAGATATTATTAGCGATATGTTATCAAAAATAGGGGATTCGATTGGTATTGGCGAAATAGGTCAGTGTTGGAATTGTCCTGCAAAATCAAATGGACTTTGTAGTGGTGAAAAATTTTACGAATGGAATCCAAATTACGAAGATATTTTAAAATTTAAATTACCACACGTAAGAACAAGAATAGAGGACATAAATAAAAAAAACCCAAAACCAATGCCCGAATGTAGATTAAATGAATGGTCTTGTTTAATAAACAGAGAATCATCTAATAAAGAAACATTTCCAAATGGAAACACCCCGTTTTTTGGTCAATATGGTATTGATTTGGGGGTACCTTGGTTTAAAAGTTTACACAATAAAGGATATACGTTTGTTGATTATAGGAAAAATTTTATACATACTTATTGGTCCACAACCTCAGGATACCCAACACAATTAAATAAAGAATTATACGATATATCTGAAAATAACGCAAAAGAGTACTTTGAAAAGAATTTTAATTATGATTACAATAATATACTCCACACATAAAGACGAGACCTATAATAAAAAATTTAAAGAACATTTACAACAAACAGTTGGTTTAAAAAATGTTCAAATTTTAGAGTATAAAAACCAAAATGAATTTTCATTATCCGAACTTTATAATAAAGGTATAACAGAATCGATGTATGATATCATTGTTTGTTGTCATAATGATATTCATTTAGAAAAAAATTGGGGTAAAAAACTTTTAGAGGATTTTTCCAACAACTCCGAATTCGGTATTATTGGTAAGGCCGGTAGTTGTTATTTTCCGGAATCGGGTATTTATTGGGAGAGAATGCAACAAACTATGGTAGGACAAGTTTACCATCAACCCGAACCTCAGAAAAAATGGTTAAGTAAATATTCCGCAAAATTACCCTTTTTAATACCAGTCGTTACTATTGACGGTTTATTTATTTCTTTTGATAAGAGAAAAATTAAACATAAATTTGATGAAACAATTGGTAAATTTCACTTTTATGACCATTTATTTTGTTTACCAAATTACTTAGATGGAGTTAAAATTGGTGTAACATCATCGTTTGAAATTACTCATCAGTCTATTGGACAACCTAACCAAGAATTTTTTGAATCCAAAGAAAAATTTTTAGAAAAATGGAGACATAAATTACCTTTAGATTTAAAACCGACTGAGGTTTATGTTCCTGAAATAAAAGAAAAACCAATTAAAAATATTGGTAAAGTTGCAATAATAATCCCAACAAAAGGTAACATTAATATGTTACGAGAATGTGTAAAGTCATTTTATGAACACTGTAATCCTAACCTATTTGATTTTTTTATTGCGGATACGGGTTCTTCTGATGAAGAAAAAAAAGAAATTAAAGAAACTATATTACCTATGGGTAATATTAAATTAATAGAATACGATTATTATAATTTTGCAAAAATAAATAATGATGTAGTTAAAAATCATATTAATAATGATTACGAATTTTTACTATTTTCCAATAACGATATAAAATTATTAAATAATGTTATCTACGGAATGTTAAAAATCTTCAAAGAAAATAAAAACGTTGGAACTGTAGGTTGTAGACTTCATTTTGAAGACAATACGATTCAACATAATGGTGTTTTTGGACAAATAAATCAAAATAAAATTTTTGGAGTATCTCATATTGGGTTAAAATCTTACTACAATTACCGTCTATCAATAAATGATGTATTTGGTAATACCGGAGGATTATTAATGATTAGAAAAAATATTTTTGAAAAATGTGGATTTTTTAATGAAAATTATATTAGTTGTTTTGAAGATGTTGAATTAAATTTAATTTGTACTATGTTGAATTTAACAAACTATAATGACGGTTCATTGGTTGCATATCATTACGAATCAAAAACAAGAAACGAGGACCCAAAAAACTTGGAAAAATTACAAATAGATTATAAGAATAATTTACTACCTTTTGTTATTAAAAATTTTGAAAAAATTAAAAATAAATTAATAATACTAAATTAGTACAATGTCCGATAAAATAATAAACTTCACTCCAACAGGAACTCAACCAAATAGGGAAAACTCTTTCGCCCCACTAACTCCAAATGAAATAATTGAGGAAGTTCATCAAGCGTATGAATTAGGTATTTCAGTTACTCACATACACGCAAGAGACCCAATTACTTTAAAAAACACACATAAGAAAACTGTTTATGAAGAAATAATTTTAGGGATAAGAAAACATTGTCCTAACTTATCAATATGTGTTTCATTAACCGGGAGATTAAGTCCAGAATTTGAGAATAGGTCCGAAGTATTAGAATTATATCCCGATATGGGTTCACTGACAATGTCATCATTAAATTTTCCAACAGGAGAATCTGTAAATTCACCTGAAATGATAATAAAATTAATTCAGAAAATGGATGAATTTGGGGTTATTCCTGAAATAGAATGTTTCGATTCAGGAATGTTAAATTACACAAAATATCTAATATCTAAAGGAATTTTAAAAGGGCCTCATTATATTAATACCATTCTTGGTAATATTTACAACGCACAATCTGATTTATCAACACTATCTTCAATTTATCAAAACAAACCTGAAAATTCTATTATGTGTTTAGGTGGTATTGGTAAAGAACAACTTAAATCAAATATAATCGGATTATTGTATTTTGATGGGATTAGGGTCGGTCTTGAAGATAATTTATATTATAAAGATAAAGAAAAAACAACCAATATTGATTTATTAAAAAGAATACATAGAATTATGAATGAGATGAATTTAAATGTATTATCTCCGGTCGAGTTTAAAAAACTAGGTTATACGAATGAAAAAAATTACAATATTGGGGTTTAGTGAAGCCGCTTTAACAATGATTTTTGATATTTTAGAGTCTAATGAAGAGTTTCCTAATGTTAATATTATTAATAATTTAAAATTAACTCCAAGTAAAAAATATCATAATAAAAATTTTTTAATAGAAGAGTTCTCAGAAGTTAACAATAACTCAAGTTCATTCTTGATAGGAGGAATAAAACCAAATATTAAAGAAAGAATAAGAAGTTTATATAATAATATTAACGACTCTAATTTTATTAACATATTCAGTAAAAATTCTGAGGTATCCTCAACAACACTATTAGGTAATGGAATAGTTATAAATACAATGTCTTCAATCGCAGGGTTTTCTGAAATTAAAAATTTTGTCTTTATTAACAGAAATTGTAGTATTGGTCATCACACTATCATAGATAAATATACAACACTAAATCCTGGCGTTAATATTGCTGGAAATGTTACAATAGGTAAAAATTGTCAAATAGGAATTGGTGCAAATATAATAGACGGCATTACAATTGGTAATAATGTTATAATTGGTGCGGGTTCGGTTGTAACTAAAAATATTCCGGACAATGTAGTTGCTTACGGTAATCCTTGTAAAATTATTAGGGAAAATGTCTAAAAACGCTTATAAAATAACCGAAGATTTTGAATCTAAAATTTGTGATTATACTGGCGCTCCTTTTTGTGTCGCCTTAGATAATCAAAGTAACGCTTTATTTCTTTCTTTATATTATGAAAATATAAAAGGATTAGAAATTACTATACCAAATAGAACATATCCATCAGTACCTTGTGAAATAATTCACGCAGGAGGTAAAGTAAAATTTTTAGAAACGAATGGTGATACATTGAAGGGAGCGTATCAATTACTCCCAACTAAAGTTTGGGACTGCGCGTTAAGATTTACCGCGGATATGTATATACCAAACACTCATATGTGTGTTTCATTCACGGGACCTTATAAACATTTAAAATTAACTAAAGGTGGTGCGATTTTAACTGACGATGAAAAGGCGTATAAATGGTTTAAAAGAGCGAGATATAGCGGTAGAAATGAGTGTTCGTATCACGATGATTATTTTGATATGTTAGGTTGGAATTTTTATATGATACCTGAATTATCAGCTAGAGGATTGATGTTGATGAATCAGTTTTATGATTATAATGGTAATAAAAAAATAAATGAGGATATCGAATTACCTTATCCCGATTTATCAAAGTTTGATATATATAATAATTAATATGTTGCATATAATAACCCCGCTTTACAGATTTGAAAATCTAACCAATCAATATAATTCAATATTACTTAATGATGATATTACGTGGCATATATCTAAGTCAAATAAAAGAGAAGAATTAGATAATGAATTTATTAAATTAGATAAAAGAATTAAAATTTACAATTGTGATTGTGAAGACACTAATACAACAATTAAAAGAAATGAAGTTTTATCTAAAATTAATTCAGGTTATTTTTGTTTTTTAGATGATGACACATTATTTCACGAAAATATGTATATTAAATATAAAGAATGTGAAGAACAAAATTTTATTGGTATGTTAGTTGGGGAGCAGTTAAACCCCGCCAACGAATTAAGACTAATCGCATCTCCACCAAGATTTAAATTTATAGATACAGGGAATGTTTTATCACATACAAGTTGTTTAAATACTTGTATGTGGCCTGAAACCCACATTAAAGGAGTTAACCAAAAAGATTTTCTTCTTTGGGAATCGGTTTACAATTATTATAATAAAAAATGTGCAATATGGAATTCCCCAATTTCATATTACAATAAACTAAGCAAAGACGACAAATGGAAAAAAGAAAAAAAAGTGCTCAAAATAATGAGACAGCGATAAAATATAAAACAAAGAAAGAATTTATTCTTGAAGTGATTAAGAAAAAATCAAAAGAAAAATTCTTATCTGAAAATCAAAAAAAATACTACGATTTACTCACAAAAAATCAAATAACAATTTGTTCAGGACCCGCAGGTGTTGGTAAGAGTTATATTGCAATGAAGGCTGCTTTAGATTTACTTGCAGACCCTGATAATAATTACGAAAAGATTATCATTGTTAGACCAGCAGTTGAGGCTGAAGAAAAACTCGGTTCATTACCTGGAAATATGGAAGAAAAATTAGACCCATATATTTTCCCTTCTTATTATCTAATAAATAAAATTATTGGTAAAGAGGCTAGAGAAAAATTAAAAGATAATGATATTATTGAAGTGTTTGCACTTGCTTATATGAGAGGTATGAATATTGATAACTCGATTTTAATTTTTGAAGAAGCACAAAATTCAACCCCAAATCAAATGAAACTTCTATTGACAAGAATAGGTTTTAATAGTAAATTTTTTATATCTGGAGATTTAGAACAAACCGACAGATATAAAGACAAAAAGCAGAGTGGATTATGGGACGCTTTACAAAAATTTAAAAATATTGACGATGTTGGTGTTTTTGAGTTTGAGGATAAAGATATTGTTAGAAATCCACTTATTAGCAAAATATTAAAACAATACGAAGAATGAGAATAGGAATTGAGGTTAATGGTGTTTTAAGAAATACTATTGACAAAATTACCCAAACTTACCAAAAATTTTTAATTGATAAAACTGACGGAATTGAAGAAGATGGTGATTTTAAATATGAAATGACATTACCAATAGAGTCTTTAAATTTATCTGACCATCTAAAATTTCAAAACGAAGAAGAGTTATATACATTTCTTTATGAAGAATTTCCAATGGAAATATTTGGTCACGCTCAGTCCACAGAATATAATACTTTTAACGATTTAAATGAACTTTATTTAAAATTAAGAGAAGACCACGAATTAATTATTATTTCGGATGAGATTGGTAAATCAAAGCCGGCAACTCTTTTCTTTTTATCAAAATTTGGATGCCAGTTTGAAAAAGTAAAATTTTACAGTAATTATACAATTAATTCTATGTGGAACGAAATTGATGTTTTACTTACATCAAATCCCGCCTTATTATTAGATTATCCGTCAGATAAAATTGTAATAAAATACAACACGGTGTATAATAAACATTCCGAAAGCTCAATTTCGATTAATTCGATAAAAGAACTTGAGGAAAACTTAAATAAAATAATATAATGTTAAAAATTTTAGGAGAACACTACTACTTTGATTTGGACGCAATTGAAAGTTACATAAATGTTGACCCCCCGATTGACGAATTTTCAGGAGAAACAGTTCAAAACACAATAAGCGTTGTAAGATATGATATGGTTAAATTATTGACTGAAACAATTTTAACTGAAGACGCAGAAACTGATGAAACTTTAGGGATAAAATCAACGAACGGACTTTCAATGCCGTTTAAGTTAGCGTTTAACAGTCTATTAAATAAAAAATTAATAAACAAATACTAATATGACACAAGAACAAATTCAAAAATTAGAAAGTTCTATTACGAACTTAAAAGAAAAAAAATCAAGAATTTACCTCTTAGTTCAAGATACTAAAGGTAACGCCAAAGCATCAATTTCTTACATTTATAATTTAGGAATGGCTTTGCTTAATGGAGGATTCAATCCGATTATTTTACACGAAAAATCAGACTATGTCGGAGTTGCCGGATGGTTAGGAAAAGACTATATGGATAAACTACCTCATAGAGCGATTGAGGGTCAAAATTTAGAAGTATCACCTGAAGATTTTATAATCATACCTGAATTATTTGGTTTTGTAATGCCTCAAATAACAAAATTACCTTGTGGTAAAGTGGTTCTATCTCAAGCATACGACCATATATTTGAAACATTACAGCCAGGTCAGACTTGGTCTCAATTAGGATTTTACAAATGTATTACAACATCAGAAAAACAAAAAGAATATATAGAGACAATTATGAGAGGTATTTCTTTTGAGATATTACCTCCTTTTATTTCTGAAAATTTTGAAACCTCAAAATACCCAGCAAAGCCGGTAATCGCAATTCATTCTAGAGAGCAGAGAGATACTGCAAATTTTATCAAATCGTTTTATGTAAAATATCCACAATATAGATGGATTACTTTTAGAGATATGAGAGGGTTAACTGAAAAAGATTTTGCAAACGCATTTAAAGATTGCTTTTTATCAATATGGATTGACGAAACTAGTTCTTATGGAACATTCCCATTGGAATCTATGAAATCTGGGGTACCTATCATAGGGTTGGTACCTAATATGGTTCCTCAATGGATGAATGAAGATAACGGTCTTTGGATAAACAACAAACTTCAATTAATAGATTTCACATCTCAATTCTTACAAAATTGGTTAGAGGATAATGTTAGTGAAAGTCTTTATGAGGGTATGAACAAGACTGTTTCAGAATTACCATCTAAAGATGAATTTAATAAAAAAGTAATCGCCATTTTTGAAGAATTTATAAATACAAGATTAGTGTCTTTTGAAGAACAATTAAATAAACTAGAAACAATTGAATAATATGGAAAAATTTGACGTATCAGTAATATTACCTATAAAATCTATCGGAGCGAGAGGGTTTGAGGATTATTTCACAAAATGTATTGAATCATTAAAGGTTCAGAAAGTAAAAATAAACGAATTAGTGATTGTTCATTCAGATGAAACTTCTTTAGTTGAATATTTAAATGGGTTTGATTTTGGAGACCTTACAGTTGTAAAGCACACTTGGACTAAAGAACCTAATTTTTCAGAACAAGTAAATTATGGTGTTAGAATTTCAAAATCTAAATGGGTTTCAATCTTCGAATTTGACGATGAATATTCCAACATTTGGTTTAAATCCGCAAAAAAATATGAAGAGGTTTATCCTGAAGTTGACGCTTTTTTACCAATAGTTGTTGATACCGATGAAAAAGGTAGTTTTGCGGGATTTACCAATGAAGCGACTTTTGCTCTTAATATTTCTTCTGAAATGGGGATTTTAAGTAATGATACTTTACAAACATATCAAAATTTTCAACCATCAGGTATGGTGATAAAAAAATCATCTTTTACTGATTTTGGGGGACTAAAAGGTTCGTTTAAATTGACTTTTGGTTATGAGATGTTTTTAAGATTGACTCACAATTCATTAAAAATTATGACAATACCTAAAATTGGATATAAACATACTAATCTTAGAGAAGGTTCTATATTTTGGAATTACAAAAACGGTGACTCTATTTTGTCCGATGACGAAGTGCGTTTTTGGATTGAATCGGCTAAAAAAGAATATTTCTTTATTAATGATAGAGCCATAAAATATGAATCCGAAGTTAATTAATGACCGAATCTCCAAATTTAAACGGAAGTACGAATGCGGAAGTAAAGAAGAAAGGTAGAAAACCAACTCAAACAAATTATTTTGATGTTAAAGAAGAATTGGCCGTTCTAAGATTTTTAGAGGCCAGTTCCTTCGAAGAAAAAAATAAAATTTACAATGAGTTCTTAAAAAAACCTTTAGATAAAATGATATCTTCAATTATTAGAAGGTATAAATTATATAGAAAAGATATGGATTTCTACGAAATTCATATAGACACTCACTCGTTTTTGATGACTAAAATTGATAAGTTTAAACCATCAAAAGAAAAAAAGGCATATTCTTATTTTGGCACGATATGTAAAAATTATTTGATGGGACAAATAATTAAAGACCAAAAAGAAATAAATAGAAAAATATCTTATGAGGATATTTCTTCAGATTTAGAAAATAATACCGAATTCTCATATAGAATAGACAAAGATAATTTAGAATCCGAACAAGTGATAATTAAATTTTTAAATGAATTAGATGAATTTGTTAAAAAACCTGAACTTACAGAAAACGAAGTTAAATTGGGTTACGCATTACATTCTATTTTTGAAAATTATGACCAAATTTTTGTTGGTAGTGATAATAATAAATTTAACAAAAACATCATATTACTCACTTTAAGGGATATGACAAATTTGTCGACCAAAGAAATTAGAGGTTCGATGAAAAAATACAAAATAATGTATGCAAAATTAATACAAGCGATGGTTAAATAAAACAACCACTAAATATTTATAAATTATGGGAAGACCGGTAAAAAAAGAAATTAATTTAACTAAAGAGTCAATTCTTTCGTTAATGCAAGAAATTTATAATGAGCTTGTTGAACAAAGAAGTACCGCTATTAGAATTCAAAATAAAATGTTGGCTATGATGAAAGAGACTGAGGATATGACTGTCTTGGGACCAATTATTAAAGAACAACAAAAAATTATCAATGATTGCGTTGAGAAAAAATTATCTTTATCAAAATTACAATCAAGTATTTGGGAAAAATCAAACTCAACTCAAGATTCGTTTTCATTATCTGATTTAGATGTTGACGATACAATACTAACTAATTTAATTCAAAAAGATGTGTCTAAAACTGATGAACCTTATAAAATGAAAAAATAATGACATCATTAGATAATTCGGCGGATTATGTTAAAATTAAAGATAGGATTAAAACTATCAAAACTTATAACGACTTAAAGGTTCAATATAGACAAGCAAGAAAACAAGCGGGTAATACTTTTGAGAAAAGAAAAAGTGAAGTCGTTAAAGGTTTAAATGATTTTGAAAAAAACGCTAAAAAATACGCAAAGAAACAAATAAAAAGTCAGTTTGAGCAACTTTTAGAAATGTTGCATATTAGCGCATCCGATTATAAAGATAAAATTAATAAGGCAAAATCTAAATACGATAATATTAACAAAAAAGTAAATAATCGTATTTCTTCAGGAAAAGAAAAAATACAAACGTTAGGTAAGAGTAATACAGGTTCTTATATAAAATCTACTTTAACAACTGCGTTAAAAAATATAGAACCTAAAGTGTCCAGTATTTTAGCAAAGGAAATTTTAACCGCGGTAGGTTGCGACCAACAGCAAACATATACCGGAGGTCAAGTTATTTATATTAAAGTTAAATCTATAGATTTAGCAAATTTATTAAAGATAGATTCCGAAACTCCTTTGGGTAAAGTTTTATATGAAAAGAATCCAATATATGTCCAAAATTTTCCATTCTCAATGAACAGAGAATTGTTTAAAAGAATACAAACACCATCCAGTTCATATAACTCCCAATACGGTCAAAATTATAAAGGGGCATCAGGACAAGATTTATTTGATATTCAATTTGTACAACAAAATAACGACCCTTTCTCTCCTTATTTTGGGGACTCTAGCGGTTGGTTTAAAATTACATTATCACCAAGATTAAATTCAGTAACCTCAGTGGTTGAATTTATGACAGATTATTATAAATCGATAAAACTATTTGATTTTCATAATGTAATGGCGAATATTATGGAGGCACTAAGCGGAGCTATTTCAATAAAAGCTAACTATAGTGTAACTTTTTTAAAAGACGCCGGATTTTTTGAAAAATTATTATTAAGAATTTTTGGTTTATGTTTTGACAATAAAGAAGAAATTGATGTTAGCGGGATATCTAAATTAGGAGAAACCGGAACCATTGACGATACTTTTTTTGAATTAACAAGTGTTGAATTAAGAGAAATAGAACAAAGAGTGACTAATATTAAAAACGGAGTTGTTGAATTTGTTCAATGTGAAAATGTGAAAATTCCGGTTAACGCTGACGCTATCATATCTCAATTAGAGAATTTAACATTAATAGAAAATGAACTAAGTATAAATAAACCCGAAGATATTACAAACGCGTTATTAGACAACTCAACGTTTGAAGGGTTAGGTTTAGACGCAGAATTAGAATTTGCGGTTGATTGGAATTTTTTAAATTCTTTAGCAAAAGGATTAATTTTTTCTCTTTTAAGTCCTAAAGTATTATTACCTATTTTTACAATGTTTGAAGCGTTAAATAAAAATGGTTTAGAATTAGTTGATTCTTATTTAGCATTTTCAAAACTTTTTAGTAAATTTTTAGTTAATTTGGCATCTAAAGTTAATGCTTTACTAATTGAGGAATTATTTGAATTATTAAAAAAAGATATTAAAAATTTAATACAACAAGTAATTCTTGATATTACTCAAGAAAAAGGTAATAAAAAATTAATAATGATTTTAAAATTAACAAACATATTAATAAATGTTGCCCAATTTATTGATGACTTACGAAGATGTAAAAGTGTTATTGATGAAATATTAAGATTGTTACAAGCGGCATCAAATTTAATATCAAAACAAAAATTACCGTTACCTTTATTATTTTTATCTGAATTTTTGGATGGTTTCTCAGAGTCGAGAGCTTTTTTAAGGACAATAGAAGAGTTACAAAAAATAGGTGTTCCTACCGGACCTTTACCCGATGGAAGTCCTAATTTAGAAATGTTATCCAGATTCGCACAATTAAAAGCCGTGTCAGAAGAAGATGCCGAAAATAATTCAGTACAAATAGCATTACGACCAATCTCAATAACACCTGCAGGATTAACAGTTCCAGCAACAGCATTTGGTAAAAAGTTTTAATATGGATAAAAAAGAAAAAACGGAAAAATTATTACGAGTTATTAAAGATTATAAATCGCATTCCAATAAAGATTTAGTATTTGCGATGGATATTATAAGAGATGATTTTGAAAAAACAAAAACCGCGTTAATAAATTTAACACATAATTTGGATAAATTAGAGGAGACTTATAATTTAATTTTAAACGAATACGAATCAAGAAACAATAAAAAAGAGATATGAGTTTTAAAGATAATTTTCTTCAAACCGCGGATGATATACAATTAACCAAGATTATTTTTCCTGGAAAAGTATTTGACGCCAATGACCCAAAACGGTTAGGTAGATTAAGGGTATTACCAAGTCAAGATATGAGTTATTCTAAAATTATCCAATCAATTCCAGGTTGGAATGAATCCAAAGACGCTTGGACAAATAAAGACCCTATTTTATTTTTACCTTTATTACCTTTTTACATATATCAAACACCGATTAAAGATGAATACGTTCATATTTTATATTATGATAAAAATTACAAAGACGGAAATAGGTTTTATATTCAAGGACCTTTCTCAGACCCAAGACAATTAGTTTTTGAGGATTTTACCTCAATGCAACAACAACTTTCATCAGGTAACGAATACAGTCAAAGTGATAACATTACTAATTACAATAAGAGTAAAGGAATATTTCCTGAGCCAGGCGATAATGGTTTAATGGGTAGAGGAACTACTGACTTAATATTAAAACAAGAAGAGGTTTTAATAAGGGCGGGTAAGACAAAAATATCCGAATTAAAAAGAGGTATAGCCCCCTCCCAAAATGAATTTAGGTCTTTTTTACAATTATCAAATTTTACAAAAACAATAGAAGAAGGTGAACTTGAAGAATCCATAAGATTTGTTGAGGTTATCAAAGTTGTTAAAAAAATGATTATATGGAATGTTGATAATTTGGAAAATAATAATAACCAATTCAATGGTTCAATTGGAATTTACAATGTAATTCCTAATACTCCATTAGTTAATTCTCAGAATTTTAGATTAGAAACCATACAGAATATAAGTATTGGCACTAATTACCAAGGACCTATAGAAGAATTTGTATTTAAAAACAAATCAATTAGTGAAATACATACATTAACAAATCAAATCATACAATCTTTATTTACCGGTAAAGTTCAAATTCCGGGATATGGTATTAATAGTAGTAGTAACTTTAAACCAGACCAAGTTTTTCCTTTTGTTGTTACTCCATCAAAAATAACGTACCAACAAGGTGGTTCTTTTACAGGACAAACTGAAAATCAAATTAGTAAAGATATTAGAAAACATTATAAAGAAATTTATGATGGAATTAAAGTTAATGAGGATACAAGAGTTAGAGGGTTTATACTTGTATCAGAAAATAGAAGTGGTAAAGCGGCAACCGGACCTATCTATGAAACAGTTGTGGAGGAAAACGCTTCTTTGATATTTTCTAATAAACCAACTACATATGGAGTTATGGGAGCCGAAAAACTATATTTATTGAGTCATAAAATAACGGACGCCCCAAAAGGTCAAATAGATTTAAAAGACACATTATATGGAATTCCTGCTGAAAGATTTATTGGTGAAGGAGGTATTGAATCTAAAACATACCCTATGGTTAGAGGTGACCAATTAATTGAATTATTACGAAAAATAATGTCGTATATTAAAGGTCACGTGCACCCAATTTCAACTATGAGTCCCGTACCAATTGCTGCCGGGAATGGTCAAAGTACTGAAGAAATTGATGAGATATTATCAAATGCGGAAATATCAATTTTAAATCAAAATATTAGAATTAATTGATATTTATAAAGTAAATAACTTTTGAATGTCAATTACTAATTCTTTTTTCAGTAAAAACAATACAATAATTTCAAATAGTTTTACCAATACGGGAAGAAATCCTGTTACGGAATTATTCTTTGGTAATTTGTTAACATCTCAATATCCTAGTGGATATAGTAGATTTATTTTTGATTTAGACCTAACGCTATTAAAACAAAAATATAATGATGGGACAATATCTCCTTGTAATGGGGAAATGAAACATACATTAAGAATGACCAATACAACGTCATTTAATTTTGATTTTTTAAATACGTCAACATCTCAAGGAAGACAAAGAGCAACATCATTTGATTTGGTATTACTTAGAATTCCTTACATTAATGATGACCCTGAAACACCTCAAATTTGGGATGAAGGAGTTGGATATGATTTTGCCGACTTACAATATAATGTAGAAATAGATAAAAATTTTTCAGACAGACCATCAAACTGGTTTCAAACAACTACATTAGGAGTTTGGACTGAAGAAGGAATCTACAATAATGATAATTTAGGAATTGTTCCTTTTTCATCTTTAACTATCGTTGATATTCAACACTTCCAATTTGGAAATGAAAATATCGAGTTTGATATGACTGATGAAATAAACGCAATATTAGATAATTCTTTATCAGGTGTTACAGGATGGGTAGTCGCGTTTAGACCTCAATTAGAAAATTTAACGGGGTTAACGGATGTTTATGAAGTTCAGTTTTTTACAAGACACACACAAACTTTTTACGAACCATTTTTAGAAACAAGTTATAATGACTTAATTGATGATGATAGAAATTTATTTAGTTTAGGTAAAACAAATAAATTATATTTGTATCTTTATGAAAACGGAAATCCGATTAACTTAGATAACAATCCTTTAGTTGATATATTAGACAATGCGGGACTCCCTATCGCTGGTTTAACAGGACTTACAACATGCCAAAGAACAAAAGGAGTTTATGAGGTTGAAGTTCCTCCACTCATAGGGTATAAAACACCTTGTACATTCACTGATAAGTGGTACAACCTTAATGTTAATTGGTTTCCTTTAAATCCGATTTTTAATGATTTTACATTACAACCATTTAAGAATGTTTATCAGATTGGAACAACGTCTCAAGACCCAAAAATATATGGGTTTGATTATTACGGAATTAAACAAGATGAAAAAATATTTAACACCGATATTAGAAAAGTTGGTGTTGTTATAAAACAGGCTTACACCACAAATAAATTATTACAAAAAGTTGATGCTTTTTATAGAATTTATGTTAGGGAAGGCCAGACAGAAGTTCAAGTACAAGATTGGACAAAAATAAATAGAACTCCAAATGAGTATTATTTCTTATTTGACACTAGAGATAAAATACCAAATGAATATTATATCGACTTAAAAGTTGAGAGTTCTGGTGAAGTTAACACTTATAAAAAACAAATTAAATTTCAGATTGTAGATTACAAATAAATTAGATATTTATAAATAAAAAAGATTATGCCAGAAAAAAGTGCAAACACCGAAACTATAATTTGTGAAAGCTGTGACGGTTTAACTGTTAGAGAAGTAACCGCACCTCATCCAGTATGGACAGACGAAAAAGGAGAATCTGTGATTCAGATGAACGCAGTGACTTTAGGAGGAATGTTCGGATTAAATAGTTGAAAAAAATAGTAAAATATGAAAACGATTAGATTAACAGAAAGACAACTAAGTGAATTAGTTCAAAAAGTAATAAAGGAGTCTGAAGACGAGGCACCTTACGAAAAAGGTCCGAGAGGACAAAGAGCTGCAAGGTCAAGAGCAGATTACGAGCCAACACCAAAAGAGGATGAAATTAAAACATTATTTGGTAAATACCAAGATGATATTCCTCCAATCGTTGTTAGATACCTAAGAAAGATTGGTAGAAAAACATTAACAAAACGTTTATTAGACCTTAACTTAATCGATAAAGAAACTGTAAATGAAAAAGATTAATATTACAGAAAAACAATTATCAAAACTTGTTAATCGTTTAATGAGCGAACAAGAATCTGAAAGATATATGTTCTTTTCTAATTTAGAACAGATTAAAAGACAATGTGATAAATTGTTAGAAATGGATGAATCTGAAGTAGAAGGAATCTTATCTAATGGTCACGATTGGGCTCAAGACCACGTTGCAACCGCAAAAGAATCTTTAGACCAAGTATTTGATTTTTTAATGAATGAAACTCAAGGAGAAGGTTCTGATGATGAAGTTATGATGGAAGGTCGTAAAAAAACAGGAACAAAATTATGTGCAAGAGGTAAATCGGCGGCAAAATCAAAATTTAAAGTTTACCCTTCGGCATATGCAAATGGTTACGCGGTTCAAGTCTGTAAAGGAAAACAACCTGGAACTGACGGAAAAAAACGATGTTCCCCACCTTATTGTTAAATAAAGAGTCCCACAAAAGTGGGATTTTTTTTTTGGCCAATTAAAAAAAATTTCTTATCTTTGTGGTATGAATACAAACAACCTAAAACACAAAACAGTTAGGTTTTTTCAAAAAGTTGGTTTAAAAATATTACGGGCGAGTAATCAATCCAACGAACCAAAACATTCTGAATTTGAATATGAGTGTTTGGCAATTTGTAAAAACCTTATTCACAAAGAGAAATCAAAATTATTAATCTCCCCAATTTCAGGGAAACGTTACATTAAGAGTGAAGATAATCAAATCTTCGTTATTATGGATAACGGGAAGATTACTATCGTTAATCACCATTATAGTTATAATATCGACTTAACCTATAAGGCTTATGATAGGCTACTTAAAACATTCGATAACGAGGTTGAGATTAGAAGACAAGTTATGGAATCTGAAATTAGGTCAAATGTAAAACATTCATTATCTAACATTTATAAAAACATAACAAATGACAAAGTTTAAAAGCGTATTTTGGATGGGATTTACCGTTGTTATGGTCCCAATAACAATAATCGGACTAATGGTTATTCTAACCATATTTTCACCAACAAGAGGGACTCCAAGTGAAGTTAAAACATATTACGATACTGTTAAGGTAAAACAAAAAGTAATCGTTTATGATACTGTTAAAGTAATTAAAGAAGTTAAAAAGAAAAAAGAGGTCAAGACAGAAGAAGAACCAATGGTTAATGACACTCTTAAATAAGAGATTTAATTAATCTTTCTAACTGAGATTCAGTTATTTTAATTGTGTTCTCATTTCTTGGTTTATAGGAAACTAGTTTAGGTTTGTTTCCTGTACCTGATTTAGGGTGGGATTTTTCCGCCCTTCTTTTTTGTTGACAAGCAGAACGTTTCTCAGAGTCAGACATTTTGCCCGCAACACCTGCCGCCCTACATTTAGGATAAGCCTTATCACTTGCGTCAGGTCTTCCACAAGGGGGGTGTTTACCATTTTTATCTTTACGACAAATATTAACCCAAGGACCTTTTGGTTGTTTACTTCCCTTTGGTTTCTTTTTTGTTCCAAACCAAACCGCCAAATCTTCCTTAATTTGACCTGGAAATGGGTTTATATTATCACCATCGTCATCGTTTTGAACGGGGTGATTCTTTTTAAATCTTGATATTTTTTTTGCAACGGTTTCCATTTTTCGAATCTCATTTTCAGATTCATCCATATTTCCGTCTAAACTATCGGCATATAACTCAGCGTTATCAAAGTCTGAAACCTCAACTGTAAATGGTTCTAATTGACTTTTTTTAAATATTCTAAAACCTGGTTGCATAGGTAACACATAAGAACCTCTACCTCCACCACTATCTGAAGTCGCTTCACTTATATTTTTTTTATTCTTATTTTTCATATACAGTTATATATAAATATCAAACAATATCAAAATGGAAGAGCAAAAACTATTTGGGAAATTATTTAATTCAATACCTTTATACGATGAAAATCACCTTGATACCATATTATCAACAATGGATAAAAAAACCGCCTCATATATGTTAATACAGGCGGTTAAATATGCTTATCATCAGGGAGTCTTTAGTCTTGGAGAGTCTGAAGTGATATCAAAATCAATTAGAACTTATACTAAAGAAGAAACTAACTAAGATTATTGTCTATATGTTGTTCTATTTCCATATTGTCCTTGGTCAGGTATTGTGGTCATTTCAGGAGCAACTCCTTTTTGATTACTCTGATAATTAAAATCTTGTCCAGGTCTTTCAGGAGTTCTTCTGTTATCCGCAGGTTCATTAGTGTTGGTTGGTATTGAGGTAACTTCTTTAGTTTTCATATTTTCCATTTTGGATTTAGATAATAACCCCCAAGTTATAGGACCCACAATACCGTCAGGTTGTTTTGTTTTAGGATTTAGAAGATTATTTTTAGTTTGGAAACTCATTACTGCTTGTTTTGTCATATCGTCATATACTGATGTTAAACTAACATCCTCACCAGCATCTAACAATCTTGTTTGAATTATTTTAACTAAAGGTCCTTTATCTCCTTTTCTTAAATAATACCCTTTTTGAGATAATTGTTCGATTGACGTTGGAAAGGTTCTTTGTTTAACTTGAGTAGTATCAAGATTTGCTTTGCCCGTATCTGCAGTTTTTTGAGTTGTGTTATTGTCTTTATTTTGTTGTTGTGTGGTGGTATTAGTCTTTGTATTTTGTGACGCGGTATCTCTTTGTTGTTGTATTTGATTTGCCATAATAACACTTAAATCAGGAAATTTAAAATTACTTGTTCCCAAGTTTTGTGTACTGTTCCGACCTAATAACTTCTGTAAATGGGGTCTTAATCTTTCTTTACCACTATCAAAAGCACCTATAGAATCCGCAATTACCGCATCTAACCCGGAATATTTAATTGTTTTGTTAGCATAATATCTTTTTAAATCATTATTAACGGCATTAAGTGTACTAACATCAGGAATTTTTAAAATGGTGTTAATTAATTTTGTTTCGTCCACATTTACAAACCTACTTCCTGGTACAATCATTGTAATTTCATTTGCGATAGGATTTAATGATTTTCTAAGTTTTGTTTCTTCACTTTCTTGTTCACTCAAATAATGTCTTTTAGTGGCACTTTCGTGAAGTCCCAAAATTCTTTTCTTTTCCTCTTCGGATATAATAAATAAGTTTTTCATATAATAGATTATAATATAAATATCTTGATATTTATAAAATACAATGAAAACAGACAAAGAAAAATTTGAAAATGTCGTTAATATAGTTCTAAAAAAAGAATATCCTTTTATTCAAAAAGTTGAGATTGTAAGAGTTAGAGAAATATTTAGAGAATTACAAGCGGATGTATTAATCGTTTTGGATATTGATTTTATTGAGGAGCATGTTGATATAGATTGTTATGATAATATGTTAAATGATGATTCTTTATTTTTTAGTTTGTGGTCTTTTAATAGTTGTTCAGATATTGAAATGAACCATATGAAAATGAAGGAAGACCTGTATGACCTTTATAAAATGATTATTGTCCCCAAAGAAACCTTATACACTTATAACATTAGCATAAGTGTTATATCATATAATAATCTTATTCAATAATAAATTGGTATTTAAATAATCCACAATCCCAAATTCTATCATACCCTAATTCAGAGGTTAATTCTTTTTCGGATTTATTGAAGTCCAAATTTGGGAATCTTTTTTTCAAGTTATTTTTACCGAATCCAAATTTATGAAACCTTTTATATCTATTAACTTTAGAATTATAATAATGGTATGTTGGTTTTGTTACAGATTCTAATTTAAAACCTAAGTTTGTATAGAAATTATTTAAAGGGTCTAAAGTCCATCTCCTGTCTGCAAAACTGACAATCGATTTTGGGTTATGTTCTGTTATAAAAGTTTTTAAAAACTTAGAACCTAAACCTCTAATAATATATTCTGATTTTGTGGAATACCTACTTAATTCAAATTCACCATCATTATTTTTAGTCATATTTCTACTTAAATTAAATGTCATTACCCCAACCAATTCTTCATTATAATACGCCCCATAGAATATTTTTGATTTATCGGGTCCTTGTATATGGTATTTTTTTAAAAAATAATTTTTATCTTCTTTAGATATGTTTTTTATTATTAAATTTCTACCACCAATCTTAATCCCATTACTAACTTTTAGTATATGTTTTAATTTTGTTTTGACCAAATCTTTATTAGTCATCCATTCATCTTCAAAAATATGGATTAATTTATAACCATTTTGATTACAATCAATTGTTTTATTTAAGTGATAATTTATATTTTTACCCATAATTTCTGTATGGTAATATAAACCATTGTATTCGATACATATTTTAACGTCTTCAATAACTAAATCAATTTCTTTACCATCCAATAACTTTCTATTTTTACCTTTAACAACATTAAACCCCAAAGACTCAATAAATTCTTTAATTTCGGTTTCTCCTTTAGAAGTCCAACTTGGGTTTATAGTTAAATTTAATTTTTTTGTGTTATCACTTAATTTAGAGGATGTTGATTCTGACACTATTTTACTATTCGGATACTTTAATTTGTAATCTTCAACGGTGATATTGTGTTTATTTTTTAAATGTAGGTTATTAATTGATTTCATTTTTTCACCACATATTAAACAAACAACGTGATTTTTATGTTTTAATAATTCTATTTTTTTTGAAAAGTTAGTATGATATTTAATATCTTCAGGAAATTTATTCAAATATTCTTCCAAATTTAAATTGTGAATATTAATATGTTGTTCAAAACAACCTGATTTATTTTCAACATCATTAGTATCCCAATCACACAATTGACACTTTCTCACTTTATTTTTTTCTAATTTAATAATTTCAAAATAATCTTCAAACCATTTTTTATTATTTAATTTCTCATATTTTTTTCTTTGGTAATTATTTTCAGGTATCCAAACATCACCATAATGTTCTATTATGTGTTTAGTTAATTTACCCGATAAATTGTTAGGGTCTTTAATTATTATTTCGGTCTGTTTACATTTTGCAACCAATTCATAATCCTCTTCACATTTGTATAAATTTACTTTTGATGATTCTATTAATGAACTATCCCCTATTTTAATCTGACCTCCTTTATTGTTAATTTTTATATCGTTATCTAATAATATTTGACGAATTTTTTTATGACCAACTTTATATTTTTCAGCTAATTTATGAGTGCTAGGAATCGTTGTATTATATAATTCTATTATATTAATAATATCTTCATTAGTTAAATTTGTTTTCATAATTATAAATATAATTATAATCCATTTATTTTTAAACCATTTTAAAATAAAAAAGGTCAGATTTCTCTGACCTTTTTAGTGTATACTATTTAAGTATTGATTATCTCAACTCTCTTAAATCGAATGTACGAACTCCATCAACGGTGATACGAGCGTAGAAACGGTTATTAACCATCTTTTTCGCGTATCTTGTCATAATACCTTTAATAGGTGTGAAGTTAAATGGATTATACATTGTAGGTGTTAATTGTAGAGGTACATACGGCGCGTAGATGTAACCTGTATCAAGTAACGATGTACCTTTATGTCCAATCAAAATTTGATTTGGTGGGAAATAAGGGTCACGGTATACTTGGTAACGACCTGCTAAAGTACCTACTCTTTCGATACCCATATTGTATTGGTCTTGCTCTGGTGAAGCGTTAGATACGTGGAAGTATTCTAAGTCATCAAAGATAGCAGAAACCTCACTTGATACAACAATCCAGTTAGCTCCACCACGAAGAGTTGACTTGTGAATTTGAGCAGATAATTGGTTGATAGTTGTAATCAATGTTTGATTCCAATCTTTTTGAGTGTAAGATGTAGTTTGTTTAATTCTTCTCCATCCGTTATAATCCCAACGTAAGTTCCAAGCCGCACCTTTACGTAAGTCACGTAAGATTTCACGGTCAATTTCAGCCGCAACTTGTTCAGACAATAACGCTGTTAATTCAGCCTCAGCATCGATATTATGGAATGCCGCAACGTCTTGAGCAAGTTCTGGTGACCATTGTGCTCTTAACTTTCTTTCAGTCACAGAAACTGTTACAGAATCAAGTTCGAAAGAAACCTCACCGATTTTGTCTTCAAACTCAAGTTCTTCATAACGTCTGAATACCGCAGTAAATCCTGATACGTCCAAATTATTAATTGTACTACCAGTGTATCCGTCTAAAGATTCTGAACCACAATCTGTACAAGCTGGACAAGAAAGGTCAACTTCTAAATAAATACATCCGTTAGCAGTACAAATGTCATTGAATGAACCTCCGTTACCGGTTGACGCCCAATTAGTTTGTGCTGATTGTCCATAACGAACAATTCCTTTACCATATTGTTGTGTTACTACACGGAATAATAAAGAATTTGGATTACCATCCGCATCAAATACTACATCGCAAGCTCCGTTAATATCTGTTGAGCTATTAGCAAATATTCTTAAATCCGCTAAGAAACTTTCAGTATCCATTTCGTTACCGTCAGGACCGATAAGTTTACCAGCACCCGTATCAGCAAAACCACACATTTCAATGATAACTTTTCTAACGATTTTGCCATCTAAATCTCCATTAGCAATTGGTTCTAAAGCTCCGTTGTCCCAAACAACAACATTAGTTGATGCTGTGATAGCTGACCAACGACCTTTTGAGTAATCGAATAATCCTGGAGGGTCTAAAGCCGCTTCGTTTCCTTCATAGAATAAATCATAAAGATTTTTCTTAAACGCTCCTGCTCCTGTATAACCTGCAGACGCATCTTGAGGCGTGTGATAATTACCTGGTGAACCAATTGGTGCATAGTGGTCACCTGATTTAGTTACATCACCTCCATCATAACCTTGAATCTTAGGTACGAAGTAAAATAATTTACCGATAGGTAAGTTCATAGCTTGTACCGATACGATGTCATTCGCTAATAATTTAGAGAATACACGTCTAACGATAGGGAATACAACAGTTTCGAACGCTCCGTTTGAACCTTCACCAGTTGCTTCGTTTATCAAAAATGACGCTTGGTTTTCATATAACTGCGCCACATTTTCTTTTAGGTGACCACGTAGGCCTTCTAGGAATCCTAATTTATCCCATTTTGTAATTGTATCTTCTTTGATAACTTTTAAGTGTTTTAAACCGATGTTACCAACAAGACCTGATTCTAATAATGCTCCCATTTTTTTGGTTTTTTGTTTTTTTTTATTTATTTTTTATTTTATTTTTGCCATTAAATCTTTCATTCTCAAAAACTGAGGATTCTCATATGTTTTTGATTCGATTAAATTACTAGCAGAACCTGTAGATTGTGATTTTTCAATTACTCTCTCAACTGACTCATTAACATTTGATTTACCTTTAGATGTTGTTACTGATAACTCATCTTTAATGGTTTGATATAAATTTTTTGATTCTTTAATAGTTTCAACACCATCAAATCTTCTTAAAATATTAATCTTCTCTTGTTTTGACGTAGAATGTTCTGTAAACAATCTTGTCGCGTAAGCTAAGTTTGAATTGAAAACCGCAACCTCATTAAGTTTATTTCTGAAAACATTAAGTGCTTTTCTATACTCTTCGTTCTTTTCTCTAAGTAATTCAACTTCTCTGAAATCAAAGTTTTCTTTAATCGCAGTATTTGATTTTGAATGTGCTTTTGGTTTTGGTAAACCACCTTTTCTAAAGTTAGAACCGTTTCCTAAAGTACGAGCCGCCTCTTTTGTTTCCATTTTTTTCGCTCCTTTTTTAACAGGTTTCATTTTGCCGTTCATATTTTCACCTTCTTTATATTCAAATTTTGCTTTACCAGTACCAACTGACTTAGGTCCTTGTTTCATTTTTTCTTTGAAACCTCCTGACATATTTGGTTTTGAATTATATTTGAATTTTGGTGAACCCATTCCAACACCTTTTGCTTTTATTTTCATTTTTTTGGACTCCATTAGACT